CGCATCTTTTGCCACTCGCGGTGGGCAAAGCCATTGCGGTCGCGCCGTGTGATCAGTTGCTCGGCACAGAGTTGCTGCAGGTATTCGGCGTCGACCTTGGGCAGGTGCACGTAGCCGGCCGGGTAGATCGGCGTGGTGCCATCCTCGGCCACCTCCGCGCTCTTGCGCAGGTTGTTGTAGAACTCCAGCTTGGCAATGCCGCCGGCCACCGGAAATACCTTGATGCCCCGGCGCAGCTTCTTGCCACTGGCCGTGGCATCCACCGCCGTCGGCGTGCCAATCAGTGCCGCGCCACCGGCAATGCCCTTGATGGGCATGAGCCGGGCATCGCGCACGGTGCGCACAAAGGCGTAGGCTTCCTGCGTGGCATAGCCGGTATCCAGAGCGATGCGCGCCAAGCTCAGCTGGCAGCCACTGCTGTGGGTCCAGGTTTCACCCATGAGCTTGGCCAGGGCCAACCAGACTTCCGTTCGGGCGGTGTCGCCCATCAGCACCCGGTGCTCCACCAACCACGATGCCTTGCCCCGCCCGAAGGCCCAGACCGAGACTTCGATGCGGTCCTTCTGAACGTCAGCACCGGCGGTGAGCAGCAAGCCGCCCGCGGGCACGGTGCCGACGCGGTAATCCTCGCGCCGCTCCAGCAGGCGCTGCCAATCGGGCGCTTCGCCTTCCTCGACCCAGGTCTCGCCCAGTTCGGTGTTCTTGAAGGTCTTGATCGCAGAGGCTGATCGGGTGTCGGACATCGCTGCCGACTCCCAGGCGCGAGCAATCTCAATCCAGCTGCGCCAGCCCACCGGGCTGTAGAGACTGGAGAGATGGAATCCAGCGGTGCGACCGGCGTTCTCCGGCGCGCAAGCATGCCACTGACCGTTCTCCAGCATCCAGGTCTTGTGGTGCTCGGCGATGGTCTCACCACAGCCTTCGCAAATGTAGACCGCCGTCTCGGGCTGTCCTCGCTCCCATCTCAACTGTTCGAAGCGCAGCCACTGGCGGTGCGCGCAGTGCGGGCACGGCACGAAGTAGCGGCGTTGGTCTGACGCCTCAAACTCCCGGTCGACTGCACTGGCCCCGGCAATGGTCGGGGTCGAGACGATCAGGATCTTGCGCCGGGCAAAAGTGCGGGTGCGCGCCTCCGCGAGCGAAATGGCATCGCCTTCACCTTCCACGTCCAGCGGGTAGCCATCGACCTCGTCCAGGAACAGGTAGCGCACCGGCATCGAACGCAGGCCCACGGCGCTGTTGGCACCGGTCATCACCAGCACACCGCCATGAAACTCCTTGGCCAGGATGGTGTTGCCCGAATCCCGGCTGCGCGCTGGCGCGATCCGTTCCTGGATAGCGGGGCTTTCTTCGATCAGCGCATCGATGCGCTGCTTGGAGGCCCGCTTGGCCATTTCCACCGTCGGCCAGACGGCCATCATTGGGCCGGGGGCGTGGTGAATCACGTAGCCGACCCAGTTCAGGCCCAGCTCCGTGCCACCGACCTGTGCTCCCTTCATGAACACCACACGCTCGATCGGCGACATGGGCGACAGGCAATCCATGATCTCGCGCAGGTAGGGCGTACGGCTGGTGCGCCAGCGGCCAGGTTCTGAAGCCGCCTTGCTGGAGAGCACCCGGTGCTTGTCGGCCCATTCGGACACGGTGAGCAGCGGATCGGGCGTCAGACCCTCGCGCCAGGCGCGCTCGATCGCGTCCCAGCCTTCGTAAAACGTCTCGTCCATGTTCAATCTACCTTGGGCTGCAAGTCGCCGAGGTCCTGCAGCTGCTGGCGCACGGCGGCGTCCAGCGTGACGTGCAGCACATGCGGATCGACGTTCAGGCCGGCGGCCATCTGTGCCGATATCCGTGCTGGCCAGTTGAGCCAGGCATCCCGCTCAGCCCGAGCCAGCTTGAAAACGTGGGCCACGGCCTGCGACCGATCGACCAGTTCGCCCTTGAGGCGGGCCAGGCGGACTTTGTTGGTCTGCGCCTTGACCACCTCATTGACGGTGCGAGCCTGCAGCAGCGATGTGCCACCGGTGGAGAGCGCCGGTGTCGGCGGCTCGGCTGCTTCACGCACCACTTTTGCGGACGCTTGCGGTATTTCGCGGGCTACTGCGGGAGCTTGCGGTACTTCCCTGGCTTCGCCAGTTACTGACCGCCGGGTCGGCGTGGTGTTGGCCGCCCACTGGGCATCGGCCACCACCGGATCAATCGTGCCATCCGGCAAGGGCGTGATGCGCCCCGTGTCGATGGCCTTCTTGACGGCCACATGCGACACACCTCGGTGGCGCGCGTAGGCGCGAATGGACAGTCCCATGGTGTCGATTTACTCAGTGCAAGTGGGTGGCCTCCTGGATGCGTTTTGTCATGCAAAGACGAGTGAATCACCCGGGATTAGAAAGAGCTTGGCTTCGGTTGCGAACAGCGCGTCAATCACATCGTCCTCAACACATCAGGCAATCGAAAGGCCAAGACGATGAAAAAACAAAACACCCAGCCCATCCAGGACCTGCTTGAAAAGATCGCACTCGATCACCTTTTCATCCAGACCCTGGAAACACAAATGAGCGACCGACTCGACTTTCATGAGGTCAGCGTCTGGGGCGTCAAAAGCGCACTGGAAGCAGCTTTTGAGGCCGGTCGTATCGCCGCCAGCGGAAAACAAGAACCCCAGAAAACCAAAGCTTGATCAGGAGCGCACCATGACCACCCAACTCACCCCCGCCCAGCACGCCATCCTGGTTCATGCACATGAGCACACCGAAGGCAAGATCACCTGGTTCCCTGAAAACATCAAAGGCGGCGCGCGCCAGAAAGTGATCGACGGCTTGTTCAAGCGCTCCCTGATCACTTACGACGGCAAGGACTGGTTCCTAGCCGCCGAGGGCTACGACGCCCTGGGTGTGCCACACACAGCGCCCTTAAGCGCGCAGACGATCAATGAGGTCATAGAGGCAGCAACGGCTGCAAAACCACGTACCCGCGACAACAGCAAGCAAGCGCAAGTGATCGCCATGCTCAAGCGCCCCGAGGGCGCCACCATTGCGCAAATTTGTGAGGCCACCGGATGGATGCCGCACACCGTGCGCGGCACATTTGCTGGCGCATTCAAAAAGAAGCTGGGCCTGCAAATCACTTCGACCAAGGAGGCAGGAGCAGAGCGGATTTACCACGCTGCCTGAACAGGAGCCAGGATATGAAAACAATGACCATCACGATCGAGCGCAAACCTCTGACCATCATGCTCGATGGCCAACAGGTGCAGCTTGAAGAGTTGAGCGTCCGACTGCCCTTTGGACGCAAACCCACGGACATCAAGGACATCGCAGCCAGTGGCGACTACGTGGTTTACGTCACTGAAACCAGGACCATGACACCGGAGGAATTCGACGGCTTTGCCATGAACCTCTACAAGTCACGCGACTGGCTCAAGGGCAAAGGCGGCTATTTCATGCAGGGCCGACTGTGCGTGGAAGTCCACGCGCCAGGACGCCCATTCCTTTACGTAGATCCAAGTGGCAGCGACTACTGCCGGTACATCGCGCGTTTGGGTTAGTGGTGGATAAGCCACGCTGCGCACCAATTGCAATCAATGCCTTGGCTTTGATTGGGATCAGCGCGTCAATGGGGTCATCGCCAACACAGCCACGGAGCCAACGATGACTACCACAAACATACCCGCCACACAGAATGAAGCCTGGGGCTTTTGGGGCACGATGAACAACCAAGCAGCAACGGCTTGGCCGATCGCGATGACCGCGATCTCGGACGCCACCTACCAGCCGCTTGAATCGGTCCGCACCTTCCTTGATAGCCGCCACGGTCGCCACTTTGCCGACGACGTCCTAAACGAACTGCACGCCGGCACCAACCTGCACGACGCGATCCACGCTGCCACCCAACGCTGGATGGGCTGGACCGTCGGGCGCCTGACCAGCAGGGAGCATGGCATTCCCAAGGGTCTGCCTTACCTGACGGGCTTTGTGATTCACTGCGAGGTCGTCGAAGAGTCACTGGCCGAATGACGCACCCGCAGGGCTTCGAAACCTCGGCGCAGTGCATAGCTGCGCAGGATGGAAACGACCGTGAAGATCAGCCCGATCAACAGGTTCTCCGTAACAGTCACGGCCAGACCGAATAACGGGAACACCGCTATCTGCGTTGCCACCGCCACGCCATACCCAACCAGCACATTGGCCAGCGACTCCGCCAGGGACATCATGCGCGACTGTTTCATGCGTTGGCCACCGCTGAATCTGCTGCGGTTGACATGCCTGCCAGTGCCGCGAGGTCATTGAACTTGACCGCATCGGCTTCCCGGTAGGCCTCCTGACCACTCCAGTCCTGCCATCGGCGCACGATCACGTCCACGTACTTTGGGTCGAGTTCGATCAGCCAGCCGATGCGGCCAGACTTTTCTGCGGCGATGAGGGTGGTGCCGGACCCGCCAAAGGGATCGAGCACGATGTCACCCGGTCGGCTGGAATTGCGGATGGCCCGCTCGACCAGCTCCACCGGTTTCATGGTCGGGTGCAGATCGTTCTTCTGCGGCTTTTTG